TCCAGAGTGGCGGGCAACCTGATCTTCATTCCGAAGTTGTGAGACATAAGGAGAAGGGCCACCCGCCTGTGGGTTATTCTAAAAAGGTATTTCGTCGTCGATTATACCCTCGCCTTCCTCAGACAAAGTTTTTAGGTTGTCTGTAGCAACCGATGGCGCTGCTGCCTGCTTAGGTTTGTCGCCTTCTTCGACTGCTGCTAAATATTCAAAACTTTCTTGTATATCTTCTTGTTGCCATACCGGAAGTATCTCAAAGATATCGCACATGGCCTTGGTTTTATCCGAAGAGTTGCCGTTAAACTCATCGCAGTAAACGTCCATGTCAAAACTTTGCATTTCATTTTTGGTTGGTACCTGCGTCACCCCCCCGTCCGGTCTTTGTAGATTTAAAATCTTTGGATTACCGCCAGCATGTTCAGCGGTCGCCTCGGTATGGCCAATTTCTATTCTGGCCGTGCAACCAAGCAGTTTAGAAATATCAAATCCAGCTAATTCATCGTCGGTAAAACTTTTACCGCGCCAGCTCTCTAAATGTTTTCTCAAAGCTGCTGCCTCGTGCAACGATGCCGTGTAAGTTTTTGACACGCCGTAAGGTCGGCCGTCTTCCATGTCGGTTTTGTTGTCGATTGGATCTATGGCATCGGTAATTTCAAAGCTGATGCACACTCTCGTTTTCTTGCTGGTTTCTTTTTGATATGTTTGTTCGCTCGTGCCGAGATCGACGATGCGAAAACAGGTTCCTTGGTAAATACCTTTTTCTAATTTCGGTAAATCGGGTCCTGCATTTTCAGTAAGTGTTAAACTCATATTTGTGTCTCCTTGTTTTTTTTGTTTGCAACTTATAATAAATTTGGATATTATCCTACAAGCTTTTACAGAACAAAGCAAACACCAAAATTAGGATGATTGATGTCACTAAAGATACAAGGACCAAAACGAGATAACAACAAACCCTTCACCCAAGATTACATTTCACAGTTTCGAGATTTTTTGCAAAGCAACGGTTATGAACCGGATCCAAAAAAAGGTTTGGTTACTGATGGCTCTATTGGTCGAGCGTACATCAACATCGGTAATCAGAGGAAACTCGTAGGTTGGTACCAAGCTTGGCTTGATCAATCTTCACCGTTCGGACGCATAGGTGACTATCGCGTTAGTGCGGATCAGCCTACGAGTACCTGGCGACCGGAGAACAGCAAACGCTATCGCATGACGAACGAGCAAAAGGCCGAGATTGAAGAACTCAGACGCCAAGCCGAAGTCAAAAGCCAAGAGAAATACACACAGGCCGCGCAACGCGCACAGTCGATCTGGGAACAATGCGAAGAAGTAGAAAAGCATCCGTACTTAGAACGCAAACAAGTCCTGTCGTACGGTCTAAAAAAAGACAAACACGATAACTTGGTGATTCCGTTGAAGGACAACCAAGGGACGATAGTGGGCCTGCAATATATTTCTGACCAAGGTGAAAAACGTTTCCTCACCGGTTCTAAAAAAAGCGGGAGCTTTTTTCTGCTCGGCAGAGAGATCTTTAACGCGTCAGATAAGCTCAATTACGCCGAAGGTTATGCGACCGCAGCTAGTCTCTACGCTGACCGCTCAGAACCCGTAGTCGTCGCTTTTGACGCCTACAATTTGGTTAAAGTAGCCGAGGTCATGTATCAATACTTCCCGAACCATAAACACGTTTTCATGGCCGATAACGATGATAGTAACACCGGTGAAGTCGAGGCTAAGAAAGCGGCAGCTTTCATCCAAAAGGCAGGCGGTCACGCCGAGATCCAGATGCCAGAAACCAAAGGCGATTACAACGACCACAAGAACGATGAGGCGATTGAAGGCGAGCTGATCTTACAGAATGTCGATGTCCCCGTAGAGTTCGATTTTTTACGCAACGCGAGCGGTCGATTCCTGAACACGAAAGATAACATCGGCGGAGTTTTGAAAGTCCACGGCGTGGATGTCCGCTACAACGTGATTAAGAAGAAGATGGAGATAGACATACCGGACATGAAGTTTATCGCTGACATGCACGAAGAGGCGAGCCTGATTGAGATAGAGGACCGGTGTATCAACATGGGGATCCCGCACACGAAAGTCCGCGACTACTTGAAAGTATTAGCCAGAGAATACAATCCGGTGAAAGAGTGGATCGACAGCGAACCGTGGGACGGTGTGGACAGGCTGCCGGACTTCTTTGCGTCGCTGACCACTGAGGAATCCGCGCAACTAAAAGAAATGCTATTGCGCAAATGGTTGATCGCTTGTGTGGCCGCAGCGTACGAAGAAAACGGCGTGGAGTTAGAAGGCATCCTCGTCTTGCAAGGCGCTCAAGGACTCGGTAAAACCTTATGGTTCAAACGCCTGTGCGATTACAATAAGGGGTGGCTATTAGAAGGTGCTACCTTAAATCCGTCGGATAAGGATAGCGTTAAGCGGGCGGTTAGCCATTGGATTGTGGAGCTAGGCGAAATCGAGTCCACGTTTAAGAAGTCCGACATCGACCAACTGAAAGCGTTTGTGACATCGAAAACCGACGAGCTAAGATTACCCTACGACCGAGCCTTCACGACTTATCAAAGACGTACGGCTTTCTACGCAAGTGTTAACGCCCGCGAGTTTTTGACGGACACGTCAGGGAATCGACGATTCTGGGTACTCGCAGTCAAAGAGATCAACGTCAATCACGGCGTCAACATGCAACAGCTCTGGGCGCAGGTCAAAGAGACGATGTACGTCGCGGGCCAGAAGAATTGGTTTCTGACGCCAGACGAGCGCGAGCTCTTGCATCAGAGTAATGAAATGTATCGTACGCAATCGAGCGTAGAAGATCTTATCTTGGAGCATGTGGACTTCGAGGGCGAACACAAGGTAGCGGTGCAGATGACTAAGCTGTTGCGCGATTTGGGGATCAAATCCCCAAGGATGCCTGATTTCAAGGAGGCGGCTCGTGTGTTACACGAAAGAGGCATAGAACCGCGCAGAAGTAATGGCAAGAAGATCTATGATTTAGATTACACGGCGGTCGAAGACGATTCGGCGCCAGCCGTAGGTGTGAGTTGGGATGATTGAAACAGTGCACAGTACCCTGATTTGGGGTGCGGGGGTTAGATTGGGTGTGTGGTGGATTGTGCGAATGATTGCATATTATTATGAATCTATGTGTAAGTTTGTAATAACAGGGTATAGCAAAGGGTATAGTAAAGATTAGCTATGCACTGTGTGAAACCCTTCTATTATATGGTTTATAGGATTATAAGGGTATAGTGTATAGTGTATGAAAGAGAGTGTTAAGTGATAGCCGTAAGATGGTATTCTTATGGGTTACAGAAAGGGTATTTATAAGTGGCTATACACTGCACCCTGTACACTGTTAGTTGAGGAGCTAAGATGGTTAGGAAGTATTCAAGGATAAACAAGAACATGGTTGAGGTGAAACGCTTACGCGCACAAGGCCACAAGAATATTGTTTTGATAGGGGGTAGAATAATAGCTCTGGAGGAGGCAGACGATGGCAACAAAAGGCAGACCAAGAAAACCTAAAGAAAAGATAGTCGATGCGCCGGTGCAGTTCGAGAAGGACGGCGAGCACGGCCTGACGGAAATGCAGAGCAGCTTTGTCTGGCATTACACCGAAGGTGCTTGCGGTATGACCGAGGCGGCCAGAAAAGCTGGGTACGAGTTTCCAAGCCAGGCGTCGAACAAATTATTGAACGGCAAAGATTTTCCGAACGTGGTTAAAGCGATTAGGATTAAGCAAGACGAGCTGGCAGAAAAGTACGCGATTACGCCACAGAAGACAGGGACGATGTTATGGAAAGTCATGGAGAAAGCTTACGAGAACGGACAGTTCAATGCCGCCGTCTCGGCGATTAAAGAGCTCAATCAACTAGCCGGTCTATCGATAAATAGATCTCAGAACATCAACATAAACGCTAACCTAGAGAAGATGTCACGCGAGGATATCAAGGAAAGATTAGGGCAGTTATTGGGTGCGGATCCAGACACTTACTCGGATAAAGATAAGTAGATAGACAACTTCGTTTTGGCGGTCTCTCCGCCAGAATAAATATTTTCAGAAAAAAAAAGTCAAAGCGTTGTAAGTTATTGATTTTACTAGCATTATCTGGCATATCCTAAGTTATATTAATTTACAACTATGTACAAACTGTGCTCACAGTAGTAACGCGTAACAAATTGGAGTCCCTTGAGACCGTTTTTTTACAGGGATTTGCGATAATTTAGGGACCCACACCCCCAGATTGGCCGGCAACGTCAGCGACTATAGTAATAACTAGGTTTTACACATAAGATCACCAAAAAAAACAATCCCTTTGGATTGTAATTTTGTGCAAATTTTGAGACACTTCTACAATGCCAATCAACAGCAGAAACAAAGGCGCTCAATTCGAACGCGATATAGCAAAAATTCTTAACGGTTTCTTCTTGAACAACGGCATAGATTACGAGACGAAACGTAACCTCGATCAATACCAGCAAAAGGATCTTTGCGACCTCAACATTCCGCACCATGCGGTTGAGTGCAAGTTCTACAAAGACGGCGATTGGTTGAAACCAGCCTGGTGGCAACAAGTATGCGCCAGCTCTAATGACGACATTCCGGTTCTCATCTTCAAATTCAACCGCAAACCCGTGCGGGTGTGCATCCCGCTATACGCGGTAAATTATGGTTGGCCCAAAGATAACGACAAAGTGTGTATTTTATCCATGGACGATTGGCTGGCAGTTTTGCAAAAGAATTGGAGAGATTATGAATCCTTATAAAATAGAGGGACCCGCGCTAATAAGTTTTTCTGGCGGAAGAACATCTGGATTTATGCTAAAAAAAATTATTGATGCATATGAAGGTCAACTACCAGAAGATGTTTATGTTGTTTTTGCAAACACAGGCAAAGAAATGCCTCAGACTTTGGATTTTGTAAATGAATGTTCAGAAAAGTGGAACTGCAAAATACATTGGTTAGAACTAGAGATTGCAGAAGAGAGACCTATTTATAGAACTAAAGAAGTTACTTATGAGACTGCAAGCAGGAACGGAGAGCCTTTTGCAGAGTTAATAAAAAAGAGACAAATGATACCCAATACATTTACTAGATTTTGTACGCAAGATTTAAAAATTAATGTTATGAAAAGATTTATTAAAAATAAAGGTTTCAAGGAATGGACAATGATTGTTGGATTAAGACATGACGAGCCAATGAGAGTTGCCAAGCAAAATAAACAAAACGACCTAGATACTAACCCTTGGGACTCTGTAATGCCTTTATATCAAGATAAAATAACTAAAAAAGACGTACATAATTTTTGGGAAAAAAATAATTTTGATTTAGAGCTACCTGTCATAAATGGACAGACTGTAGCTAGTAACTGTGATTTATGTTTTTTGAAAGGATCAAAAATTAAAATGATGTTAATTAAAGAAAAGCCAGAATTGGTAGATTGGTGGATTGAACAAGAAGAAAAAAATTTATTAGTAGCAGAAAAAAGATTAGGAAAAAAATTAGAAAGTTACGAAAAACCTTTTACACAATTTAGCAAACAACTTAGTTATGTAGAATTAGTTGAGAAGTCAAAGCAGAATGAAAGGCAAATTGATTTATTTCCAGATGATAGTATTAGTTGTTTTTGTCACGATTGATAATGAGTTACCAATACAATAAATTCTATTACAAGCCGTTACCCGAATATCTGGAGGTCGACAACAGCGATATCGAAGGATCCGGAGTGTTTGCTTTAGAAGACATCGACGCCGATTTAGACATCGGCATGACGCATATCAAGGTTCCAATCATTCAAGGCTACATCCGCACGCCGCTCGGCGGTTTCGTCAACCATAGCGAAGACAATAATTGTTATTTGGTTGAAAAACTCGATTGGGACGACTATCGCATCTTCCATTTGGTTACAGGCCGGAAGATCTTAGCAGGCGAGGAGCTAACTTTGAATTATCACATAGACGAAGATGACTGATTTACCCCGCCACGGCGTTACCGGTATGCAGCTGACCGATAATGAGGTCAAACTTTTCCAGAATTACCTTTTAGACAGCGAGTCAGAGGTAGCAAAAGTGCACGCGGGCGACTCAGAGGACGAAAATCGAGATCTGCGCGACGCTAAGATCGTCTACATCGACCAACAAGCCAATAATTTGTACCACATTCTCAATAAAATAGCGGTTTCGGCCAATCGCCACTTCAAATACGACATCAACGGCATAGAAAAGGCGCAAATTATCAGTTACGAGGCGCCGAGCAACGGTTATAACTACCATATTGATATAGGACCCGACGGTACGGCCGCTACGCGCAAGATCAGCATGACTTTAATGCTTAACAATGCGTTTGAGGGTGGCGAGATATGCTTTCGTTCCAGCGAGGAAGAGATTAGTCGCAAGTTGCAAGTCGGCGAGGTGGTTTTGTTCAGCTCATTTTTGAGTCACAGAGTCAAACCGGTCACACAAGGCACCCGTCACGTTGTCGTGGCATGGTTTACCGGACCGCCTTTTAGATAAGGATTCCTTGTGCTAGACTTTTTCGGTGTCTGAAGCTAACAACATCGACGTTTTTGGCAACTTAAAAGATTTCTTAGGTAGCCTTACTGAGCGCCAAGTAGCGCAAGAAT